TTGGTGGAGTTAGTGCCTTATAATTTTGTGTTAAACTCCGAAACTACTTGGGTGACAAACGGAGTTACAATAACATCTGGAATAACAGACCCGAATGGTGGAACAAATGCATATCAAGTTAGTGGCATTGCTTCGGGTAATGTGACTGATTATGTGGTTAAAGGTTCAAATCCAATGCCCTTAACTTCTGGAAGTACAATAACATTTTCAGTTTATATGAAAGGTAGCGGGACAATAGGAACTGCTATGGAAAGAAGTGTAGGTGGTACTTATTTTTTCAATACTAAAGTTCACACATTAACAAATCAATGGCAAAGATTTACTCATACGTTTACACCTTCAAATGATTCACTTGGCTTTAGCATTTATGTTACAAATCTAACGGGAACAACTGCAACGAGTGTTGATATTGCTTTTCCTCAAGTAGTGTTTGGAACTTCTGCACTTGACTACCAAAAAACGGAAACAAGACTTAACATCCCAAGACTTGACTACTCAAACGGAACTTGTCCAAGTTTACTTGTAGAACCGCAGAGGACAAACATTTTAAACTATTCAGAGGATTTTGAGAATGGGTATTGGTATGAAGAGCCAGGAAACAGCGTAACATCAAATACAACCATTTCGCCAAGTGGCATTCAGAACGCAGATACAATTACTGCTGTGGCTGGTAGTGAAATGAATGTACACAATTACAATGCGTTTCCATTGAATGCTGGTACTTACACTTATTCAATCTATTTAAAGAATAACGGAACTAATTTAATTTCAGTATATCTTTTTCAAATATCATTCGGCTTCGCTGCAAGAGGTGAAATCAATTTTAGTGCCGAAACATTTACCGCATCGGTAGGAACTGGAACTATTGAAAATGTAGGCAATGGATGGTATCGTGTTACGCTAACAAATTCTGTAAGCTCTGGAACTTTCACAACTGGTGTTTATTCAACAGACACTACTGGAACACGAAGTGTCTATGCTTGGGGAGCTCAACTCGAAGCTGGAAATTATAGTACAAGTTACATACCTACAACATCAGCAAGTGTAACACGAAACGCAGATGTTATTTCAAAGACTAGTATTAGTTCGCTTATAGGGCAAACAGAGGGGACTTTGTTTTTTGATTCTTATGTTACTATAACGGGTGACTCATCAAGTTATGCTGGAATTCTTCTTAATAACGGGACAAGTTCAAATGTTATTGCGGTTGGTTATTACCAAGATGGGCGTATTCAAGCCGCTGTTTTTGTTAGTGGGTCTTTATTAGTAAACATTGACCTACCCTCTTTTGGTTTAACAAATGGAAAACATAAATTTGCTTTAGCTTATAAATTAAACGACTATGTTTTTTATGTTGATGGCATTGAAGTTGGCAGCGATACTTCAGCAACAGTTCCAGCTACAAGCGTGTTTAATTTGTCAGACCTTTTTGGCGGAGCAAATATTTCACACAACGCAGTAGCCCTTTGGAAAACTCGCCTTACAAATGATCAGCTTGAGGCTTTAACAGGTACAGGATTCAACACATATGCCGAAATGGCTTCATATTATAATTACGTATTACAATGATAGAACAAGCAAGCTTAGTAATTGGAAATTGCAATTGGGCGAACAAAGAGGGCAGTCTATTGGGCTATAAGCTGATTGACGGGAAGTACTATGCTCGTGAGATTGATGCAGTAAGAGCGACCACAGCTACTCGAATTAATGCACAAGGCTTGGTGGAGTTAGTGCCTTACAACCTCTTTAGTTATTCAGAGCAATTTACAAATGCTTATTGGCTAAAGGCTGCCGGCGGCGGGGTGTCACTTCCCACAATTACCGAAAACACAACAATAGCACCTAATGGCACAACAACTGCCGATACCATAGTTTTTCCAGCAGTAAGCGGTTCTCAATTTTCTTTTATATATAACGAGCCAGGTGTTGTTGGTAATTATACCACGAGCATATATTTAAAAGGTGCATCAGGTGGTGAGATTATTTGGATTAGTTGGACAAATGATGGGGTAAATTATTTGAGAAAACAACTAACTTTAACAACAAGTTGGGAAAGATATGATTATACTGCAAATGTACCAGCAACAAATCAAGGTGTCATATTTGGAATTGATTTAAGAGATTCACAACAAAGTGCAAAACCATCACAAACCATTTACGCTTGGGGTGCACAACTAAACGAGGGCACACTCAAAGACTACCAAAAAACGGAAACAAGACTTAACATCCCAAGACTTGACTACTCAAACGGAACTTGTCCAAGTTTGTTAGTAGAACCGCAAAGGACAAACATAACAACGTATAGTGAGCAATTTGATAACGCTGGTTGGTCAAAATATATAGGTAGTGTTACTGCAAATGCAACTACTTCTCCAAACGGAACAACAACCGCAGATAAATTTATTGATAGCACTGATAATGATATTCACGCAATTTACAAGGCATATACTATTAGTGGGGACACAACTTTTTCAATTTACGTTAAAGCTGCTGAATATTCAAAAATAGCTTTTACTAATTTAAGCGACAGTGGTACTGCGAAATTTGATTTATCAAACGGAACAATAATAAGCACAGCTGCAAATTGGAAAAATTCTACTATTGAAAGCATTAATAATGGGTGGTATCGAATATCATCTACAACTAATGGAGTAAGTGGTGCAAAAGCTATTGGAACAAGTTTATTAAATAGTTCAAATCAAGAAGTATTTGTTGGAACGGGAACAAGTGGTATTTTTTTATGGGGAGCACAAGTAGAAGCGGGAAGCTACGCCACTTCATACATACCTACAACCTCTGCAAGTGTAACACGCAACGCTGACGTAATATCAAAGACTGGTATTAGTTCGCTTATAGGTCAAACAGAGGGGGTCGTGTTTATGGATTTTGAATATAAAAATTTAGATACTGGTGGGCTTATTCCTATTTTTTTAAGTAACACATCTTCTAATCAATTTTATTTAATTATTACACCCAATGAAAGAATGCTTGCGGAATATTATTTTTCAGATGTAACGCAAGCATCAATAAGTACAGCAACTGGATTTGCACAACCAAATACAAGATACAAAATAGCAATGGCTTATAAGGCAAATGACTTTGCTTTTTACATTAATGGCCAGCTTATTGGTACTGATTCAAGTGGTTCAGTAAGTGGGTTAAATGATTTAGCTTTAAACTATCTATTTGGCAGTAATTACGGGCCTACTGGTCAAAATATTAACTCAATTGCCCTTTGGAAAACTCGCCTTACAAATACTCAACTCGCTGAGCTCACAACTTTATAACTATGGAAAATATCTTTAAACTATCGTACACAGACAAGGCGGCAGCAGTTGCCGACCTTTACGCAAAAGGAATACTAATCGAGGTCGATGGTATTGACGGACAGAAACACGAAGCATACGGAAGCGGAGTTCAAGCAGTTGTTGAAATAGGACTTATAATGTTAACCCCTCCCGTAATGGACGGAATGGAAGTAGTTACTGAACCTATCTACGCTGATGGCTACCACTACGATGTAATGTCAACTGAGCTTTACGACTTCGGTGCTAACTTAGTAGAACCTAAGAACCCTAAACACGCATTCGCTGGTCACGCAACAACTGAGGAATATATTCCATATGAGCCAATCGTTTAGTAACCAAGGTACTTTATCAACGTCTGGGACTGTATTACATACAGGCCCTGAGAATAATATATCTGAGTTGTATTCAATGAGGTTCAATAACTCTATTGCATATACTCTAACTGTTTCAAAATACACCTTAGCTACATCTAGTACAACTCAAGTATATTCAATAAACCTATCAGCAGGCGATACAGTTACAGACACTTTTAAGTATCATCTTGACGAAGGAGATTATATCACAGCAACATCTAGTGTAGCCGGAACAACTTTTATAATAGAAGGGTCTGACATGCCTAATGTTAACGTGATAAGATGCAAGTAGTAGATGTAAATGGCAATATGTTTGGTTACGACCACCTAGAGATTATAGGTGCGGATGGTAGACCAAAAACATTAGACAGCGGACTGACATCAGTCGGTCTTTCAATGCCATCAGCATTTACTGTATCTAACAGTCCTTTAACATCAAATGGTACTATAGGCGTTACGGGCGCAGGTACAATATCCCAATACATTGACGGTACAGGAGCTCTGAGAACTTTTCCTAGTTTATCAGGATATGTTACAGCAGTCACCGCATCAGCTCCTCTAAGCTCATCAGGTGGTACTACTCCTAATATCACAATACCACAGGCTAACATTAGCACTAGTGGTTTCTTAAGCGCTACTGATTGGAATACCTTCAATAGCAAGCAGCCTGCAGGTAACTATATCACTGCACTAAGTGGTGAGGCAAGTGGATCAGGTCCAGGAACAGCCTCAGTGACCCTAAATAACGCCTCTGTGACCGCAAAAGTACTCACAGGTGTCAACATAACAGGTGGATCAATTAATGCCTCTGACAGCATCCTAACAGCTTTTGGTAAGATTCAGAATCAGATCAATGGTTTAATTGGTAGTTCAATCTATCAAGGTACGTGGAACGCTTTAACAAATACACCTGCCTTAACTAGCGGTGTTGGTACTCGTGGTTACTACTACATTGTCAACGTGGCAGGTAGTACTAACCTTGACGGCATCACTGACTGGAATGTAGGTGACTGGGCTATCTTTGACGGTACAGCATGGCAGCAGGTTGACAACACTGACTCGGTTACATCTGTCAATGGGCAGACCGGAGCTGTTAGCTTGACAAGTGACAACATACCTGAGGGCGCTACCAATCTTTACTTTACTAGCTTGCGTTCGCGTCAGGCATTAAGTTTAACAACTAGTGGATCAAGTGGAGCCTCAACATATGACAACACAACAGGTGTCTTAAACATCCCTAACTATGGGTCAGCCTTAAGTGGATATGTGCCATATACAGGAGCAACTCAAGATGTAAACTTAGGTATATATAGAATTGCTGCTAGTGCATTTACCAAGGCAGGAGGTGCATCTACTGAGTTTTTAAAAGCAGACGGGAGTATTGACAGCAACACATATTTAACTACAGGCGCTGCTGCGTCAACATATGTACCTCTAAGTAGAACGCTAACGATTAACGGTACTGCATATGACTTAAGTGCTAATAGGACTTGGTCGGTTGGAACTGTTACTAGTGTCGCTACTACAGGTCCAATTACAGGCGGTACTATTACAGGTAGTGGGACGATAGGTATCACACAGGCTACTACTAGCACAGATGGTTACCTTAGCTCTACTGACTGGAATACATTTAATGACAAGCAGAACGCAATAACACTTACAACTACAGGCACGAGTGGCCCTGCCACATTGACGTCAGATTCATTAAACATTCCTGATTACTCTTCTGCACCAAGAGGTAACTTTGCCCAGACAGCAAAGAGTGTGCCTATTACAAATACAACTCAAGCACAATCACTAATATATGTTGATTTTGAGAAAAGAGTTTTAGATGATGGCGGTGTTGTTGAGTCTTTAGACTGCATGGAATCCGATTTAAGAAATTACGGGAGCGTGGGATCTTTATTCGTACCTGCAAATTCATTTAAAGTAGGTGACTCTTTTCATGTCAACTTGAGTGGAGTTATTAGTTCTTTAAATAATCAATTTATGGCAATAAGAATTCAGTCAAATGGCGGTGTTGTGTTTTTTCCAGAATTAACTTCTACTTTAGCAATAACTGCACTTACTTTAGCAGCAACCACTAATAAGTTTTTTGATCTAGTGATTACATTTACAATCAGAGCTATTGGAGGAAGAGGTGTCGCTAAAATTTTAACTTCAGGTCAATTTACATACTCAAAAAATGCATCAAGCGCTTTCGAAGGTGCTGATTTTACTTATTTAAATGAGGATACATTTGACACAACGATTGACAACACTTTAGATATAACAGCTCAATTTACAACAGCTAGTACATCAAATACAATATACAGCGAATTATTTACACTTCAAAAAATATATTAACCATGACAAAAGAACAAGCTTACCAAGTATTATTAGATGCAGTAAACGTAGCAACTACAAAAGGAGCGTTTAACTTGCAGGATGTGTCTGCAATTCTAGGTGCTCTACAGATTTTAAAACCAGAAGAAAATGTATAAGTTACTATTACCTCTACTCATAGTTATAATGGCGTGTTCACCGAAAACAAGGTTTACACGCCTTGTTACTAAACACCCTGAGCTTTTGACTCAGGATTCAGTTGTTTTGGTGGACACCGTTCGAGTAGTCATACCAGAAGTAAGAGTCGACACAGTTGTTAAGGTCAATGATCTTTTAGATACTATTTTTCTAGAGCAAGAGCAATTGAAAGTAAAGGTATGGATGAAGGGAGATCAAGTCTTCATAGAAGGCAAGTGTGACACTGTATTTGTCGATAAAATAATCGAAAGAAAAGTCCCTATTAGATATTACGAGAAGACAGCCAAGTGGAAACTGCTGCTAAATAACTTGTTACCAATTTTAATTATCTTTGCTATAGTTTATTTTGTTTACAGATTTATCAGAAGATGATGCAGGAATTGGTGCAGTTTGGTATGGTTACGGCCATCGGAATTATAGGATATTTTTTAAAGATGGTTCACTCTGATGTACGTAAGAACACTGAAGATGCCGGCAAACTCAAAGGAAAGATTGAGCTTGTCGAGCAGGAGTCTCGTCTCAAATATCAAGCCATTCAGGAGCAAACTCAACTAGAGATAAAAAACTTAGCTAGAAGTGTAGCTGAGTTATCAGACGCAGTAAAGCAACTAATAATTAATAGATAATGGATACAGTATCAACAGCACCTGACTTCGGTGTATTCTCACAGCTATCTGAGTACGGGCCATTGGGTCTCGTTGTATTGGCATTAGGCTATGTGGCCTGGTTATTCATCAAAAGACATTTAGATAATAAGTAATGTCATTCGGTCCATTTGAAGTATTAACGCAGTATGGTGTCCTAGGATTCGCAGTATTAGCACTTGGCTACCTGTGTTGGATGTTCCTTAATCGCCTAATGCAGAGCGAGGATGATCTTAAGGCAAAGGTAAATGAGCTAGAGGGTGAGTATCGTGAGAAGCTTGATAGCAAGCTCACAGAGAGTACTGAGAACTCTAAGAGTCTAAAGGAGATAGTTCTGATGTTCTTAAGTAAGAAATGAAACGTAAGCTCATCATTGTAGGCTCTCTATTTATTATACTTGTGGTAACGCAAGTATTCTCAAGCGGACATGGTCACGTTGTCGTGGTTGAGGATAACATACAGCTAACCGGGGAAAATAAGAAGCTTACAACAGCTAATAAGAAGCTTACTAATAGTGTAAACGAATTAAAATCTGATAAAGAGAACTTACAAGACATGGTATCTGAGGTCATAGGAGACCTAGACAGCACCAAGTCGGTCGTAAAAGATATTAAAAAAGAACTAGCAAATGAGAAAGATATTGTTCGTAGTCAGTCTACTGGTAAGCAGTTTGAGTTTCAGCCAATCACGTTACCCACTTCAGACGGTAATTGATGGTGACTCTGT